CAAACAGCAGATCGAGGCGCTGACCAAAGAGTACGACACGAAAGTGGAAGCACTCAAGGCACAGCAAGACGAGGTGCGGTTTGCCATCAAGGATCAGATGAAAGCCTTGGGGCTGAAGTCTGTGAACACATCTTACGGAACGGTCTCATTGATGACCAAGACGCGCTACAACACGAACGACTGGGACTCGTTCAAGAAGTTTATTCTTGAACATGAGGTCGTCGATTTGCTGGAGAAGCGCATCAGCCAGTCAAACATGGCGACCTTTCTGGAAGAGAACCCCGGCGCAGTCCCGCCGGGACTGAACTCGCACACCGAGTTCGACATTCGTGTAACCAAGTCAAAGTGAGTTTAACCATGAGCAATATCACGCTTTTTTCGTCATCCAATGTTCCCGCCTTCGCTCGTAACAACGAGTTGTCTGATACCGCCAAAGCCCTGACCGGCGGCGGTACTGGTTCTTCGGTCAAGCGCATCTCTATCAAAGGCGGGGTCTTCCGACTCGTCGCTGGCGGCAAAGAGATTGCCTCGATTGATGACCGCCATCTTGATGTCGTCATCGTCAAAGCCGCGCCCAAAGTCAGCCGTATCTTCTATGAAGGTGCCTACGACCCCGAGCGCATCAGCGGCCCCGACTGCTGGAGCAACGACGGTGAGAGGCCCGATGCTTCCATCAAGACACCCCAACACAAAACCTGCATGGGTTGCCCCCAGAACGAAGCAGGCTCGGGCAACGGCAACAGCCGTGCCTGCCGCTTCCAACAGCGCCTTGCTGTGGCTCTGGCCAACAACCTCGAAGGTGATGTGTTGCAACTGACACTCCCTGCCACGAGCATCTTCGGGAAAGAAGATGGCGACAAGCGCCCCTTGCAAGCCTATGCCCGCTTCCTTGCGGTGCAGACCCCGCCTGTCAACCCCGAGCAGATCATCACCCGCATGAAGTTCGACACGAAGGCCGAAGCGCCCAAACTGTTCTTCACGCCCGTGCGCTGGTTGGAAGAAGACGAGTACGACATTGTTCAGAAGCAAGCCGACAGCGAAGATGCCAAGCGTGCCGTGACCATGACGGTTGCGCAAGCCGATGGTGTCAAGCCCAAGGCTGAACTGGCGATTCCGGGCAAGCCCACCAAGGCCGCGCCCAAGGTCGAGGCTGAAGAAGAGGACGAGGCCCCGCCGCCTCCCAAGGCCAAGGCGAAAGCCAAGGTCGAGGCTGAGGACGATGGCGGTGAACCCGAGGTGCGCAAGGGTGGTGAGAAGCCCAACGCCGTACCTACCAAGAAGTCAAAGTTGGCCGACATCGTGGCTGACTGGGACGACGAGTCTTAAGGAGAATCGGGGGGAAAGCGGTAAGCCGTAGAGGCGTCTGTGACGCCGTGAGTACCCCCACCCAAAACAACCATGGCTTATTCACAAAAAACAATTGACGCCGTGCTGGCCGCACCTAAGACCCCGGGCAACCAGTTGGGTCGATGGGCGATCCATCTCGACTTTCCTGTCACCAAGATTGCCAAGGCGCTTGGTGTCACCCGCCAGACCGTGTACAACTGGTTTGTTGGCAAAGATGTCTTTGTCGCCTACCAGAACCGTGTCGACCTGCTGTTGTTGATCATGAAGTCCTCGCGCACCGCCGACGAGGCATGGAGAAAAATATGTCACGAGTACAATTTGCCCACCTGACAGATGAAGAGTTGATCCGTCAAGCCTACATTGAGCACGACAACCCGCTGGTGCTGGAGTTGTGCAGTCGCATCGCCAAACTGATTGACGAAAACGCCGAACTCAAAGGCACAATCACCGACCTCTCCGAGCACATCCCCCACTGACCCGAAGGACAACCATGACACCGCTTGAGTTTCTAGCGGAGGTTCTGCCGTCCCCGGGTAACGGGTACTACTGTGCGGTGGAACTGACAACAAAGAAAAAACAACATGTATTTGGAGAGACACTCGATGCGATTATCCCGACGATAGAAAAGTGGGCCGACAAGGGGTACGACACCTACTTTGCCCTTGGCACCTTTGGCACGGACGAGAACCGAACCAAGGACAACATGCACGCCAGCCAAGTGCTGGCCGTAGACCTTGACTGCAACCACCCCAAGGACATCCCCGACGAGGCGGGCAACATCAAGCCCAAGTCGTACCCGAGCGCCAAAGCGGCGGCGCAGGCGTTGGCAGATTTCTGTGAAGAGACCGGTTTGTCTGCCCTTGGCGATCCGTGGCTCGTGCACTCTGGCGGTGGCATCCATGCCTACTGGCCGCTCGATCGCATGCTGTTCAAGGAAGACTGGTACCCGCTGGCCAAGCGGTTCAAGGAGTTGTGCAACGCCAAAGGCTTGAAGATCGACAACGCCGTGACTGGCGATGCGTCCCGTGTTCTGCGTGTGTTCGACACCACCAATACCGGGGTCAAGAACGGCAAAGCCACACGCGAAGCCACCCGTGTCAGGTTCGTGTCAGAAGGCAACCGCTTCGCCGTTGACGACCTCGATGCCGTCTTGACCGCCCAAGGGTTCGGGCTTGAGTTCGTCAAGCAACCCACCCCCTCGTCTTCTTTGGCTCTGGCCGGAGAGCGGCCAACTAGTGTCAGTCCTCTTTCATCCACGGCGCAGGCGCTCATCGGCAACAGCGTCACGCGATTCAAAACTATTTTGCTCAAGACCAAAAACGGTTCGGGCTGTGGTCAGATCGCACACTACATCAATAACGCATCAGACGATGGCATGGAGCCACTGTGGCGTGGCCTGCTCAGTTGGACCAAGGTCTGCGTGGACGGCGAGAAGGCTGGCGTGTGGCTCAGTGACATGCACCCGTACAGCCACGACCGGATGCACCAGAAACTGCACGAGATCAAGGGGCCGTACTCATGCGAGGCCATGAACGATGCCAACCCCGGAGTCTGCGGCAGTTGCCCTCACAGGGGCAAAATTACCAACCCCTTGATCTGGGGACGCGAGACCGCCACAAGCACCGAGCAAGTCGAGGTCGTGGTCGAGTCCGATACTGCCGCCCAGCCCACCAGAACCCTGCGCCCAGACGCCCCATACGGGTTCGCG